GCGGACGTTATTATCGATCCGAACGGAGCGGAGTTGGTTAATGGCGCGGCTACGCTTACGGTGAAGAATGGTCAGTTTGCGATCGTTTACTGTACAGGTACGGCGCTTCTGGCTTTTGTGGGTGGGAATTTTAGTTCCAACGGTTCAGTGCCTATGACCGGTGCGGTTAACACCGCCCGCGCCACGGTCACTGGCCACGCGACCGACACGCCAATATGGGCAGCGGCCGGAAACGAAGTGGCCGTCACAGGAACGCCGGACATTACCGACTTCCCAGACGCTCCGCAGGCCGGAGCGTCGCGGGTACTGTACCCTGCAGCGGGAACGATTTTCAGGAACAACGCCAATATCGCCGTGCAGGGCGCGGCGGACTACACCGCTGCTGCTGGCGACATCGTGACGGTTCATGCCATTACGACTTCGACGTTCCGGGCGGAGATAGAAAAGGCGGACGGGACGGCTGTAGTGGGGATTCCTGCGGGAGCGGTTATCTATGTTGCCATGAGCACAGCGCCTGTCGGCTGGTTGAAGGCCAATGGAGCCGCAATTTCGCGGACGACCTATGCTGCATTGTACGCGGCCATCGGCACCACCTACGGCGCCGGCGACGGCTCAACGACCTTTAACGTGCCCGATCTGCGCGGGGAGTTCCTGCGAGGACTTGACGATGGACGCGGCGTTGACTCTGGGCGTGGCATCGGCACGGCGCAGGCCGATGAGTTCAAAAGCCATACGCACAACACCGGAACTGCTTCAACTGTCGCCAATGGTACATGGGGAATCTACACCGCCGGCAGTGACACCCAAAGCATTACCGGTTCGACTGGTGGCACCGAAACTCGCCCGCGCAACGTTGCCATGCTCGCGTGCATCAAATTTTAGGAGGGAACATCATGGATCAACTCGTCATTTATCACTACGGCAAACACGGCGAACTACTTGCCGCCGGCCATGCCGATCCAGACCCATTGACGCCCGGACAGTGGCTGATTCCGGCACAGGCGTGTATCGTACCGCCGCTGCCCGCTAGCGCAGTGCCGGAAGACCATGAACAGCGATTCGATACCGTTTCGCAGGCTTGGTCTATGGTCGCCATTCCAACTGTTCCACCCTCAGTTCCTACCCGCGCACAGCAAATTGCCGCCATCGAACAGCGCCGTGACGTAGCCCTGAGCAATGGCCTGACGTATCAGGGTCGGCTTTATCACGCCGACTCGACCTTTCAGTCACAACTGCAAGCGTTCATCCTTGCGTATTCCGTAGGGATTCTTGCGCCAACAGCGACGGTCGCCATCCGTCGCAAGGACAACGTAACGGTGCAAATGACGCAGACGGAAGTCCTTGCGTTGTCCGCAGCCATGATGCAGTTCGTACAGGATGCCTACGCGGCGAGTTGGGCGGAAAAGGATGCACTGTGAAATTCGTCCTGCTTCTCGCGCTGCTGTTTCTCCCGCTGCTCTCCATCGCCGCGCCCGACCCGCTCGCCGAGACGCGCCACTGCGGCGAGCCGGCGCGCACCGCCGCGGGGATCATCATCCGCCGCGTCGACGTGCTGATCGCCTTCCGCAAGCTCTACGCCTGCCCGGCCACCGGAGAGCATTCCGGCCCGTGCCCCGGCTGGGCCATCGACCACGTGATCCCGCTCGCCGTCGGCGGCTGCGACGCCGTGCGCAACCTGCAATGGCTGCCGAACGGGATTAAGTCCTGTGCGGGCACTACCTGCAAGGACCGCTGGGAGCGCGACGTCTACCGGAGGCCGCCGCTGTGATCTTCTATCGTGAAGGCTACAAGTACCAACTGGCCAAAGACTTCACCATCCCTACGCCTATCACTCCGGCGAAGTCGGTAAAGCACCAATTCTTCACGCTCACGCCGAACGGCAGGCTCACGGTCAAGGCTGGCTATGCATGGGACGGTGCAAGCGGCCCGACCATTGACACAAAGAGCAGTATGTCGCCCAGCTTGGTACATGATGTTTTCTGCCAGATGATGCGCTCGGAAATGTTGAGTTTCAACGAGTGGCAGGACAAGGTGAATGAGTTCTTCCGGGAACACCTGAAACAATGCGGGATGGGCAGTTTCAGAGCGTGGTATTGGTATCAAGCTGTCGAGTTTGCCGACTGCGGCAGACCTGACGGCAAAGAGGACAATCCGGTGTTGGAAGCACCATAATAAGGGGAATTGAAATGTCCGAGATCGACCCGGTGAAGTTTGGCGAGCTATGCGCCACGGTGAAGAACATCAGCGAGAAGCAGGACGAGCTGACGACTACGCTCAAGGAGCACACTACGGCGATTAATCTTAAGCTGGAGACGCATGATAACGAGATCGGGGCGCTGAAGACGGACAACGCCGTGAAGAAGGGCGCTGTCCTTGGCGTGCTCGGCGGCGGAGCGGCGCTCGGTGCGGTCTTGCCGGAAGGCGTGCGGAAGGTGCTTGAGACCATCGGAAAGGCGCTCTCGTGACTCTTGCAATTGTTCTCATAGCTGGGGGTGTTTGTACCATCTGTGGTGCTGCCATTCTTGCCAACTACCTGATCGACGCGATGAAGGACGACGATGAATAGGGCGGACCTCCGTGAAGCCCTTGAGAACCAGAACGTGCGCGCCTTCCTGCGCGCGATCCGACTGGGTGAAGGAACGAGCGGTGACGACGGCTACAACATGATCGTCGGCGGAGGGCACTTCGTGCACTTCATAGACCATCCGAGGGTGCGCGTTTGGGTGCCGCGCTACAAGGTCTGGAGCACGGCGGCAGGAGCTTACCAGATCATCGGTCGCACATGGAGCGGGCTGGTCGAGCAGTACGGCTTCCCGGACTTCTCGCCGGAGTGCCAGGACGAGGCGGCGGTGGCGCTGATCGCCGAGAAGCGTGCACTGCGCCACGTCAAGGACGGCAACATCGAGAAGGCCATTTCCCTGCTCGGCGACGTGTGGGCCAGCCTGCCAGGTTCTGACGACGGCCAGCGTGACGAACCGATGGAGAACGTCCTTGCAGAGTATGCAAAATTCGGTGGGGTCTTGCAAACAAGTCTGGAGTAACTTATGCCGATAATTCCAGTCAATGATGTTGGCATCGTCGGGGTGGTCTCCGACATTAAGCCGCACGAGCTTCCGATTGCTGCGTGGAGCGATGCGAGAAATGTCCGTTTTGCTAACGGCTATGCGGAAAAGTTCCTCGGCGAGTCGGCGTACACTACCCCGTCAGTCGCCCCGTATTTTCTCTTGGCGGTTCCGACGACGACGACGTTCTACTGGCTGTATGCCGGGCTGGCAAAGTGCTATAGCCTCGCTGGAGGCACACATACGGATATAACGCGGGCCGTTGGTGGCGACTATGGAGCGACAGCACAGTATAATTGGACCGGAGGAGTACTGAACGGAATTCCGATTCTTAACAATTACATCGACGATCCTCAGATGTGGGCAACGCCGGGGTCTGGTACGCTTGCGGCGTTGAGTAATTGGCCGGCGAATACGAAGTGCCGTACGCTGCGGCCCTTCTTGAACTACCTTGTTGCCGGCGATGTTACAAAATCCGGCACGCGGTATGCATCACTCGTCAAGTGGTCGCACCCCGCTGATCCGGGCGCTGTGCCGTCGTCGTGGAATGAAGCCGATCCGACGAAAGATTGCGGCGAAATGCCGCTCTCGGATACCGCTGGAGCCGTGATCGACTTTGTATCCCTGCGTCGGGCGAATATCGTTTATAAAGAAGACGCGATTCATACGATGCAATACGTCGGGGGAGAGTTTATCTTCCGCTTCGGCCTCCTGACGAAAAGTGCTGGAATGCTTTCCCGGCGCTGCGCGGTGGAGTTTCAGCCTGGGTATCACGCTGTGCTGTCGTTTGGCGACTTGCTGCGGCATGACGGCCAACAGGTCGTTTCGATCGTGGATAAACGCATGCGGCAATGGCTCGTGAATAATATCGACGGAGCGAACTACGAGCGCAGCTTTGTTGTCAGCTATCATAATCGTGGCGAAGTTTGGTTCTGCTTCCCGGGGAGTGGTCAGAGTTTTCCGACTCTCGCCGTGGTGTGGAATTGGAAAGACAACACGGCGACGATTCGCGACCTGGCAAACGTCGCGCACATGGCGGAAGGCATCATTACCGTTGCGGATGATGTGTGGGATTCCGACACGAACGTTTGGGATTCGGACGGTGCGGCGTGGGATGCGCGGCTGTATAATCCGGCCGAGCGCAACTTGCTCTCGGCGCAGCCGCTCGGGCCATATTTGCGACAGGTTGACCACACAAACCAGTGGGCCGGGAGTAACATGTCGGCGTATGTCGAGCGAACTGGTCTTGCGTTGCCGCTCAAAGTCGACGCGCCGCCGGATTTTACTACCCGCAAACTGCTCCGGAGTGTGTGGCCGCGTATCGAAGGAACTGACGGCGGGATTGTCCAAGTAACTGTCGGGGCACAAAACGACGTCGACGGGGCAGTTACCTGGGAAGCTCCTCAGGCGTATGTCATCGGGACGACGAAAAAGATCGACACGCTATGCTCAGGCCGACTTCTCGCGGTTCGGTTCAGTTCGACGACGGACGTCGACTGGCGACTGCACGGGTATGAGTTAGACGTTGTGTCTGACGGGATGTTCTAATGTACGCGCCGGAAACGATACGTAGTTCGGACGTTAGCACCGCGGAGCTTGTCGAGTACTTGCAGCGGGAACTCGAAGCGATTAGCGCCGCGTTGCAACTGGTACAAGAAGGGCGTTTTCTGCCGGTGGTGTATGTAGCGCCTGATAAACCCCGCGAGGGTATGTTGGTGGTCGCCGACGGAACCTCGTGGAATCCTGGGAGTGGAAAAGGAATTTATGAGTACCGCAGCGGAGCCTGGGCAAAACTTTGACGCAGTTTGCGGGATTTCCGCAGACTCGGTTGACGCAATTTGGCCGGCCATCGAAGATATGGTTGCCGAGGCGTTAGAGCATTCTCGGGGGGAGATTTCTGTCGAAGACGTTCGCATGTTCCTGCTTGCGCGGGTTATGCAGCTGTGGATTTCCTACGACGCGAAGCGGCGAATCACCGCGTGTATGGTGACGCAGATTATCGACTACCCGCGGAGGCGGTTTT